CTTTTAAGTTTTTCTTTTTGATCGTTCGACATAGGACCGTGTGGGCGAAATGGTAGTGCCCTTTGTTTCGCGCTCATTTTTGCCTTTGATTCTTGCGAATGTTTTCTCCCGATCCACGCCTTTGCTCTTTTTGAGATTTGATCTGCCGTTTGTTTTCCGCCCTTTAATCGCAGACTAATACTTCTCTTATGTTCTTCAGACAAGGGTTTTCCGACATTTCTTAAAAAAGATTTACCGTTATTTCTATTAAGAAAATCCGTTCTTGTTGCTGCTCGCATCCTTCTAAGAACCCGATGCTCCCAGAGTTTTGCTGAAAGTTTATTGTCGAAAGTATGTCTAATTTGAATAATATCTGGTTCACCAAACTCTTCCCTATATCTTGCTACGAAAGCTGAACTAGTAAAATATGTCGTCCATAGATCAGCTGGATGACAATTGTTGGCATATCGAACCCCGTAATAGAATTTTTTAGCGGTTGACCATCCTATAAGATACGTGAATGGTTGTGGTATAATTGAATGAACTAATATGGATTTCATATGAACTCTCCTGACGATATTCTATTTACGTGTGTCTACGGTAGCCGCTTGTATGGCACCTCAACACCTACATCAGACACTGATCTGAAGTCGGTCTATCTTCCACCAATCGACGATTTGTTGTTGACAAAGCGACAAGTCGCCTTCAAGACTCGCGTTGACGAGCGTGGCGATCCTGTGCCAGATGGATTGTCGATGCCGGACAATGGCGTTGAAAACGAGTTCATCCCGTTCCAAACATTCGTTCGCGATTTTGTCAACGGTCAAACCTATGCTGTTGAAATCGCTTATGCGATTCTCAAGGACGGACCCTCTGCGCCTGATAAGTTGAGTGTGTTCGAATACAACACGGTTGTCGACATGATCAACAAGTTCGGCAACAATGAAGTCTACTCGATGGTTGGGTTTGCGATGAAGCAGACCTTTGACTATGTTCGGCGTGGGGAACGGTTGAATGAAGTGGTTAACGTGAGCCAGATCATCGACGCCGTTGTCAATGAAAAAGTTTGGGTTGATGACGACACCTTTGTTTTGCGGTTGGACACAGCGTCAAGGTATCAAGGCAAGTCACTGTTGGATGTCATCTCAGAGCGCTCTGGGCTGCCAATCGGTGAAGTGACGAACAACAATAGAAAGTTGCGCACTCTCGAGATGGGCGGACGTAGTTATTCAGAAACTACAACGATCGCACATTTGCTGACACAACTTGATAAGTTGATCAAGCAATACGGTGTACGATCAACCGCTGCTGCCGACACTGATGTCGACTTCAAATCGTTGAGTCATGCGGTTCGCGTGTATCAGCAAGCGATCGAAATCCTTGACCATGGAAAAGTTACGTTCCCACGCCCAAATGCGGTACAATTACTTGAAATCAAGGAAGGGCGAGCAGACCTTGAAAAGGTCAAAGATCTGCTTCGTGAACTCGACGTTGAAGTCCAAGTGAAGATGGTTACATCGACTCAGCGGAAGAAGACTCCGGAGTTGGTTGAGCAATCGGAACAATGGCTGCTTGAAGTGTTGAGAGTGCTTTACTGTCTTGAGACGAGCGCTTAAGACGAACTTCAGTTCCAGCAGGAATTAAACTAGCACGACGTCGTCTAATCTTAGGCGGCGTCTCTAGGTCATACCTGAAGTCATACCCGATAAGTCGGGTAACGTGAGCAAGTTCGAATGTTTTATAGATTCGATTTGCTAACGGAGAAATACCAAGTTTCGAGAATTCGAAACTTAGGGGGTAAGAGGATGATCCGCTATAAAACCAGCGAGTCACTATCGTCATCAATTGACGAACATCGAGGCGTTCTTGTTGAGCGAAGTCAAGGACATATGCCCCAATTTCTTCGGAAGATACATTGTCAACAATGACAAGATAATTCTCCCGACGATACTCAAGCACACTGAGGAAAAACATTGTGCCGGAGTCGCTCGCAAACTCCACAATCAAATTTGGGACTTTCTTTTTTGCCACTTGGAATCCTAGAATAAATTAGTTTCAACCTATTTATAGTTTGAATACCGCGCATTTTTTGTTTTCACTTTACTTTTACTTTGGAGGTACACCTATCGATTAACACATATTGGGGCATGATAAATGGCGGTCAAAACCGGTTACTTAGATGTAGCAAGTACAATCTTTTACGAGTTAAGAAGAATTAGACGATTTAACGAGGACGTTCGAGCAATGAAGTCTCGTGATCGTCCGTGCGATGAATTGTTTCTAGCATCGAACATCGTCGCTATCAAGCAGCGAGTAAACTCAGGCATTAGACCAAAGAAGCATCTTCACAAACAATTATCGCTAGTTGATGTTCCATCTCCTGGATGTGTTTGGGAACATATAACCCCAATTGATGTTGCGTGGGCGTACGCACAAACCTTAGACTTAGACAGTGAGGACGATCTCAAGAAACTCGCGAAGATTCTTGAGGACTACATTTTCGTGGTGGTCCATGTCACGGCAGCAGACAACGCGCTGATCAACTCCTACTATAAGAACTCGAAAAACGAAATGCCGCCAGGATGGAAATTCGGCGACTGTCGATTCGAGAGATACAAATGTCTTGAGCAGCACAAGATAGATTCTTTAAAGAAGCAGTGGGACGCAATTGTAACGAAGCAAAACTTAGTTACAACTTGAGTATGTTCATTTCCTAGGTTCGTGGTATAATTCATTCATCAACAACTTAAGGATGAATCATGAACCAAGTCGCAATGCTGATGGAACAAATCAAGAAACTCTCCCACGAAGAGCAGCGTGATCTGAATAAGCGTCTCGTCGCTAACCTCAATCTGGCCTCCAAGATCGCAAGTGTGGCTGCTTCGTCCAAGTTCAATGTTCGTGACATCGTTCAATTCGACGGCGGTGCTCGAAACGGCATCATCACGATGCGCATCACTGGCTTCAGCCGTGACATGGCCAAGATTAAAGGCACCCAACTCAGCGCTGGGCGTGTTGGTTGTAACTGGCAAGTTTCTGCCAAGTTGGTATTCGAACCAACTCCTCAGGCAAAAGAGTTCTACGCTAACAAGTAATTCACGATCATTCCACGAGGACCAATCATGTCAAAGAATCAAAATCTCTTGCTGTCGAAAGAACTGCGTACCGAAGTTGAGAAGAAACTTCTCGAATGTCTAAACATCGCTCGCGCTCACTACAAGCGACCAGATTTGGAGATGCCTGAAATTCGCTGGGATGTCAAGAACACTGACGGCGGACGTGCCAATCACGTTGGCAACTATGTTCGCTTCAACCTCATCCTGTGCGTTGAGAACAAGGAACACTTCCTCAACACGACTGTGCCGCACGAACTCGCTCACTGTATCGCTGGCACTTTGTTCTACGACAAGATCCTGAAGGATACTGGCAAGTCAATGCGTCCTCACGGCAAAGAGTGGAAGGAAGTGATGGGTGTTCTTCAGACGCCAGCAGCGGTCAAACACAACTACGACTGTACATCCATTCAACGCCCGAAGCGGCGCTCTCGCGGATCCAAGTTGCGTGGTGCCGAAGCAGATTTGCTGCTCCACAGGTTGACGGTCGCTGCCAAGCGGTTGCCTAAGCGTCATCTGCTGGCATTCATGGTCAATCTGGAGACAATTCAGGAGGACGTAGCATGACAACCCCCGTTCAGCCGAAAGTGTACTATGTAACGAATGGCGGCGCAATAGGCGATCTCAAACGCCCAGAGGTGTTGCCTGTTGAAGGACAAGTACTTCGTGTTCTTCGCCCGTTTGGAACTCTTGGCGATCGGACTTTTGGAATGAAAACATTTAAGCGCGGTCTATTCTGGACGGTGCCGATCTGCCTAACACCGCCGATCATTGTGCTTGGTGCCGTCGCAACTGTCTTCAGCATCATTTTTGCCTTCATCGCGGCGATCATCGAAGTAGTTGATATTCGTGTGAACACCGACACAAAATAAGCGATGCGCAACGAGGAAAGCATGATAGAATAGAACTTGAGTTGAGCAAGATCGGATGGACATATGAAACTTTTAGAATCTGGGTTCTTAGTCTTCGGCAGGAAGGTTTAGGACATATTAGAATATGGCAGAGGTTGCCATCAGGTTGTAAAATTTCAGATAACCCAATCAAGATAATCATCAAGGAATATAATGACGAACTTCGTAAGTGTGATCAAACAATGTGAAACAGCAAGTGGGGCTGGTTCTAAACAAGTTATTCAAGCGGCTTTAGGACTCTCAGATTCAGATGCCCGTGATCTCATCACCGCAGCACTCGACCCGTATCAAGTATTTGGTGTGAAGCAGTTCGAGATGCCAACCGCATTTCAAAAGAGGGATTACTGCGGAGTTGGTCAGTTTCTGGATCTGCTTCAGGCACTGTCAAGTCGTTCACTAACCGGAGACGCCGCTAGGCAAGCGGTTACTTCAAATCTTGCTCTCTACGATGAAGAGACAGCAATTTATCTTGCTCGCGTAATCGACAAAGATTTGCGAATGGGGGCAAGTGCTGATAGCGTCAACAAGGCTTGGAAGGCCAATCCAATTCCTGGGGATATGAGTCGAAAGTTGATCCCAACATTCGAAGTGATGTTGGCAGACAAGTGCGACAACACCGAAGATTTCGAAGACAAGGTTACCTTCCCGTGCCAAGCGGATTGGAAGTACGATGGTCAACGAACCATTGCTCTCGTTCGTGAAGGCAAACCAGTCGAGTATCGTGCTCGCTCTGGCAAAGAGATGGAACATTTGGCAGGCATCTTTGATGAAGACTTGCTGGCAATTCGCGCCGAGGTTGGATACGACTTTGTCATGGATGGCGAATCTTTTGCCTCCGACTTCACCGAAACAATCAACGCAAAGAAGGTCGGCAACGACGCAGCAAAGGCAGCACTTCGCCTCCGCGCATTCTTCATGATGCCTTTGACAGATTGGATTGCTCAAAAGACTTCGATCACCATGCGTCAAAATCGCAAGGCGCTTGAAACGTTGCTGGTGAATCGCACGAAGATTACTTTGTCTGGTGGTCGTGAAGTCAAAGACTTCCAGGACATGACGGCGTACTGCGCTGAAGTTACTACCAAAGGTTTCGACAACCAACCCAACGGTCACGAAGGTCTGATTCTGAAGGATTGGGAATCCGTGTATGTCTGGGAGCGTTCATTCACCTGGACCAAGGTGAAGAACTTCTATGATGTCGACTGCAAGATCGTAGGATTCTACGCTGGCAAAAAGGGCAAGCGCCTCGCAAATACCCTCGGCGGCATCAAGGTCTGGGGTCGTACTGAAGACGGTACCATCGTCGAATCCGACGTTGGGTCAGGTTTTGGCGATGCCCTGCGAAATGAAATCTGGACAAACCAAGATGCGTGGTTGGGTGCCACAGTGGTTATCAAATACCAAGAAGTGTCAAAGTCGAAGAACAAGGCAGTTGCCTCACTTCGCTTCCCAACATTTGAACATCGTCGTGACGACAAAATTGTTGAATGATGGAAGACACACCTCAAGTTCTTGTTGTCGACTGGTTAATTTCGCTGCCACGCGCCGCGCCACGAGTGATGATGAAAGCAACCGATCACGGCTTCTGCGACGAAACACCAGACACACCAGAGCTGGGGCACATGGTCTGCGGAAAGTGTGGCCACGATGCGGGCTGGATGCATTTTGCAACACGTACCAAAGTTAAGCGCGGCGAACCGTGCCCAGTTTGCAATAAGAAGGAATCAACATGACTGACCCGAACAAAGACGAAATTCTTGCAATGGCGCGTGAGGCTGGCTCAGTTTTTGACCCTCAGTGGGGAATTGCTTCCAACACAGGAACAGCCACGTTTGAACGCTTCGCCACCCTCTGCCGTGCGCCACT